TTATTCACTCTTCATTATTGGTTAAAACTATAAAAGGACCTTTAAAACATAGTAATAAAAATATAAATAGACGATATCATTCTGGAACAGTAGCAATAAGAAATATAAAAAAACAGCAGAAATTTAGTGATTCTTTAATTTTTGCAAAATCATCTTTTGAACAATTCGTTAGACAAATTTTTAAAGAAAATAATTGTGAAGATGTTAAATTAAGTAAAGATATATTTATAGTTTTACAACATTTTCTTGAACAATATACAGTCAACATACTTCAAAATGCTAATTTTTTGGCTATTCATGCAAATAGAGTAAAATTAACTCCTGTAGATATAGGTTTAATTTCATTCTTTTATAATAAGTCAAAAAATCCTTATAATAATGATTATATAGATAATAATTCAGATATACTATCTTTTGAATATGAAGAAGAAAATATTTTAGAAGATGAATAAATAATTAATTTAAAAAATATAATTTATTCATTAAAATGGAAGAAATCTTATCATCTAAAGTTGAGGAGAATGTTGTTGTCCCAGTTGTTTCACCAAGTGAAACACAAGTAAATTATGCAGTTTTAATGGAAACTTCTGGAGAAGAATTTGAATCATGGTATTATTTTATTAAAGTACAAGGTAATGAAGAAAATTTATCTTATTTACAAAGACAATTAGAAGATGTAGAATGGTATATTTTAGACGACTATAACACTTTTGATCTTGATTTAGAAAATTATGTTTCAGCTCAAACAGCAAAAGAAATGACTACATTAGATTTAAATGCAACATCATTTCATCGCAAATTCGATGGAGTATTAAAGAAAATAGATTTTGACTTTAATAGAAAGGACAAAAATAAGAAAAAAATTCGTAAAGTTAATAAATTATTAGCATATGGAAGAATAGATGAATTTATAGATAATGAAGATGTCGACAAAGATTTAAGATCAGATTCTGAATCCGATGATAGTTCATCCGATGATGACACAGATAATGAAAGTGTAAGTTCTTCATCTTCGTCTTCTTCTGAAGAAAATAGTCCAGAGTATAAAAGAAAGGTATCTAAAAGAGATAAAGAGAAAACAGAAGATATTCCACCGTCTTTAAGACTTAAAAATGCTATTAAAAATAGACAAGATGAAAGAAAGAGAGGTTCTAGAAAAGATAATACCGAGTATTAAAGCAATATAATTTTTAATTTTCAATAAATTAAAAATGAAATTATAGATATAAAATATAATATAATAATATTATGAGCGAAAAAGAATCTTGCTTTATTTGTTTAGAAGAAACTACAGAAAGAATTTGTAGTACATGCAAATGTTATGCACATCAAAAATGCTTTTATAAATATGTAAATAAAAACTTTAAAATCTCTGGTGAAATAGAGTATTCAAATACATCTATTATGTTAAGTGTAGGTGGAGATTTATATTGCCCTATCTGTAATATAAAACTTAAATATAATAAACCACTTACACGTAATGATACTTTCTATTTTAGAAATATTTTTTTAATAGATTCTTTAGATTATTTTTTTATTAAGATAATTACAGAGAATAATACTTATATTTTAGAAGAATATTTAAACAAAATTTGTAAACTTTTAATTCGTAATAAAAATATTGTAAAAAAAGATAAAATATTATCTTATGCAATTAAAAAAAACTTATCACAACTAAAAGACTGCTGGAAACCTTCAAATATTTATTATTATCAAATATTTGATAAACAAATTTAATTTTTTATTTTATTAAATAAATGTTTACATTTATTTTATCTTGTGTACTAGTTTATTATATATATGATAAAACTTTTAGACTGCAAAAAAGAATAGATATTTTGGAATATGAAATGTCAAATTTAAATAGTGTATTATTTATGTCATCAACACCATTATTAGAATATAATCAAAGATTATCACCTTCAGCTCCATCTATAGAATTTTAAAGTTAGTTTTAACTTTAAAATTTATATCTCCTATTTCAGTTATTTCACCAACTTGAATAAAAGGACCACTGTCGGGATCTACAGCGTAGGGTTTATTTTCGTCATTTTCTAAAGTATGAACATACAATGAATCATAACATCTTCTTTTATATAGAAATTTTTTTAAATTTCACCTTGTATTTTATTTAATTTTTCTAAAACTTGATCCAACTTATTTTCAATATCATTATTAATTGGATTGTCGGATGTTTTATCCTCTGGTTTATTTTTATTATAACTGCTTAAACATTCTAAAATAGCATGAATAATTCCATTACCTTTTACAGGTAAAAAAGGTAATATTTCGCTTATAGTAAAACATAAAGATGAAAAAATAGAAATATAAAATGCTGGATTATCGAATACTGATGTCATTTTATATTTCTATTTTAATACTTTAAAACAATATTTATGATAAATTGTAAAAGATAAGTGACGTGATATTTTAATATATAAATTTTAAGATGAACGAACGATATAACCTCTTTTAAACAGTTCTTGTAATAAAAATTTTTTAATATTTTCAGTTTTTACTGTATATGGAACCTCAATTAAAGTAATCATATTATCATTACACATTCTTCTTTTCAACTCATCTCTATACTTTTGATTTAAAAATGATTCTTTATTTTTATGAAAGAATGGTATAAATTTGTAATGCTGTTGACCATTATATTCAACTGCTAAATTCAATTCTGGATTATAACAATCTAATTCTAAATTAAAGTCTCCTCCAGTTACAGGATTTGATAAAAAATCTGGTCTTGCTTTTCCAAAAGGTACTTTAAAAATTTCTTGCAAAACTCTTCTACATTCAGTTTCACCACTACTATCTTTTTTTCTATTTTGTATTTTATATTTATCTGATGACTCATAATTAACATCAGGTACAAAAAAATATTTAGACCATGTTCCACTTTTTTTAGTGCATATGTGAAATAATCCAACTATTACTAATATAATAAAACTAATAACTATAAATGTTAAATATAAATCTTTTTTAAAAAAATTTTTTATTAAATCAAGCATGCTTATACTTTATTATAACAAATAAATTAAAAACTTTTTATTCTAAAGGTTTTCTACACACAGGACATTCAGTTTTATATTTACCCCATTCTTTTATACAATCTGTATGATAAATATGATTACAATTTGTAATCGAAATCATGTCATTATTTTCAAAATCTGCAATACATATAGAACAATCTTTATTTTCAGATTTAATATCTTCAGATAAAGAAGAATAACTCTGAGAACTTATTTTAATAATACGATCTGTTTTTTCTAAACTGTTCTCCTGATCTATTTCGAAACTTTCTTGAAGAACACTTTCAAGAGGATCCATATCCATATCCATATCCATAAATGTAAAAAATGGATTAAAAAATCTTAAAACATTAATATCTCCTTGTTCTTGTTCTCCTTCTTGTTCTCCTTCTTGTTCTCCTTCTTGAAAAATATTTGAGTATATTGTATTATTTAAAATTGATGCTACAGAATTTTGTCCATAAGATGTAAATAACGTATTTAATAATATATTAAATGATTCATCAAGTTGAGGTTCTTGATAATCAATAAAATCTTCATTATTATTAGACTCCATTTATTACTTTTAAATACAAAAATAAATTAAAAAATCAATTTATTTATTTATGCTTAAAGTATTAATAAAAAAATGAAATTTTAAAAGACCTGTATAAATAAAACACAGGTATGGCATATTTTACAGCACGAATTAATCCTAATACGATGATGTATACTGAATATACTGAATATACACCTCCTACTATTTACTACGGATCAAGAGGTGATGATTTTAAAGAGCTTATTTTAAGCTTGTTAAAAAAAGGAAAACTTAAAGATCATTATATTAAACTTTTAATGGACGAAGAAAGTTTAAAAATATATAATGATGTTTTTACTTCAAATTCCGCAAATCCAGAAAATAATTATGAAGTTTATGAACAACTTGGAGACGTTCTTGCAGGTTCTTTTATTATTTGGTATATGTATAGAAGATTCCCACAATTACAGTGTCCAGAAGCTGTTAAAATAGTCGCAAGATTAAAAATAAATTATGGGGCTAGAGCCTCATTTTTTGAAATTGGCGATAGTTTAGGATTTTGGCCATTTATAACAGCAACAGAAGAAGAAAGAATGAGAGAAAGAAAAGATTTACTTGAAGATACTTTAGAAGCATTTATTGGTGCAACGGCATTTATACTTGATAATAAAATTAGACAAGGTGTAGGTTACGCTATTGTTTATGATATATTATCAAGTATTTTTGATACCATGAGTATATCTTTAAAATATGAAGATCTTTATGATTCTATTACTCGTCTTAAAGAAATTTTTG